AACAGTACCACAAGGCGGTACCGGTTTAACAACTGCTACACTAAACGGTATCACATTTGGTAACGGTGTAGGTGCTCTTGGTGTTACTGCTGCTGCCGGTTCTTCTGACCAAACTTGGAGTAACCAAATTCTTACAGTAACCAATGCTGGTGTTCCAGTTTGGTCGTCTGCTCTTGATGGAGGCACATTCTAGTAGTGACTATATAATTCTTTTATAATAGGAGTTTGAGATGGAAAATAATGAATACGTGAATCATTACATTGAAATAATGACAGGTACTTTGACAGATGCAGTATTGAGAAATATTTCACTACAAGCAAATGCCAAAGTTACCGAATCAGTTTTAGAGAATCAGGCAAGAGTAATTGAAGAATTACAAGGTACAGTTGAAGAATTACAGGGTAAAGTTGAAAATCATAATGTAGGTAATAATGAAACTATTTCTAGTCTAGAAAAAACTATATTGGATCTTAGAAATGAATTGTCAACTGTCAATAATTTAAAAAATGAATATGAGAGTGTAAAGCATCAAGCTCAACACGTTGATACATTTAGAAATGAATTAGCAAAAGAGCGTGAAGAACACCAAAGGACTAGAGAAGGCTTTGAAAGACAAAAAGCTGATATTAGTCAAAATTATGAAAAACAAATTGCCGGACTGAATGAACAAATTGAATATTTACAATTAACTCCTGCCAAGCGAAAAAAAGTGGATGAGGCTAAAGCAATAGCATTAGGTGGTTCGACCATTGATGTTACAACTTTAGTAGACGCAACGACAAAGGATGGCGGAAGTTTTTAAATAAATGGCAATAGCAAATACAACAATCCAGATTAAAAAATCCACGGTTAGTGGTAATACACCAAGCACACTTGCTAATGGTGAGATTGCCATTAACACTGCGGATGGAAAGTTGTTCTATCGGACCCCGTCCGGTAGTATTGGTACTATTTCTCAAGCTTATTCTTTTGCGACAGTTAATGCTAATTCATCATTAATTCTTGCAACATCTTCTACTGATACACTTAGTATCAATCCTAGCACCAATATTGTTGTTACGGCAAATACAAGTGCCAAATCAGTTACACTTTCACTAGCAAATAATGTTACTGTTGCAAATAGTTTAACTATTGCTGGTTCTGGTGGTAATATTAGTGGTGCAAATACTATTTCCGCTAATACAGTTAATGTTAGTTCAGCTTTAATATTTCCTGATGGCACAATTCAGTATACTGCTAATGCTGGCGGTAGTGCAACGGATACTGTAGCAAGAACATTAGCACAAAACGCATATAATCAGGCAAACGCAGCCACCAATTATGCTGGTTCTGGTTATAATCAAGCCAACTCTGCTTACAGTTTAGCATCTTCTGCTTCAAGTACCGCAGGAGCCGCATATACTACGGCTTGCAATGCTACTGTTCTTGCTCAGGCGGCTTACAATCAAGCAAATACAGGTGGTGGCGGTGGTCCATACATTATTACTGGCGCAAATTATGTTGATTACGGATGGGTTTATCAGTCAGCCGGTCCGGTCCAATTTAATTATGGAACGCTATAAATACTAGAATATATTTGGAAAAGATATGTCAGCAAATAACGCAACAATAGTTCAGATTAGACGAGGTAATACGGCACAAACGGCTGCCTATACCGGAGCACTTGCGGAACTTATTGTTGATACAGACCAAAATACAATCGTTGTTCAAGATGGTACCACACAAGGCGGTAACTATCTCATTTCTAAAAGCCAATTCAATGCCAATGTATCTTATCTTTTAGGTATTGATGGTGTTCAAAATACAGCAATTCAAGTAGCAAATACCACAGCAAATAATGCTTCTGCTAATACCATAGCACTTCAAGGTGCAATGACTTCCGCAAACGCCAATATTGTGGCTTTGTTTGCTATTGATAATGCTCAAAACACTAGTATTACTAATACTCTTACATTTGCTAACTCAGCATATAATCAAGCTAACATAGCTTACATTGTTGCCAATAATGCTTATAATTTAGCAAATACAGAATCGAGTTATACTTTTGCCAATGCGGCCTTCAACACCGCCAACTCAGCACAAGCAAATACAATTGCATTACAAGGTGCGATGGCTACGGCCAATGCCAATATTGCTTATATTCTAGCGGTTGACGTTGGTCAAAACACAGCAATCACCAATACCACTACATTCGCTAATGGTGCATATAATACGGCAAATAGTGCTTCATCAAATACTGTAGCACTTCAAGGTGGTTTAAATACCGCTAACGCAAACATAGCGTATATTCTGGCAGTAGATATTGGTCAAAACACTAGTATTACTAACACCACTACATTTGCCAACGGTGCTTATAATACTGCTAACTCTGCTCAAGCTAATACGATTGCACTCCAAGGCGGTCTCAATACTGCTAATGCAAACATAGCGTATATTCTTGGTGTTGACTTAGTTCAAAACACAGCAATTACAAATACGACTACTTTTGCTAACGGTGCCTACAATACAGCCAATTCAGCTCAAGCAAACACGATAGCATTGCAAGGTGGTCTTAATACTGCCAATGCTAATATTGCTTATATTCTTGCCGTTGATTTGGCACAAAATACGGCCATTACTAGTGCAAACAATTTAGCCGCTAGTGCAGCTGCTGCAGCAAATACTAAATTACCTTTATCTGGCGGTACTATTACCGGCGATTTAGTTGTTAATGCAAACTTGACAATTACTGGCACAACATTCTATGCTAATACACAATTAGTTGATGTTGCAAATAATAATCTTATTTTAAATGCTAGTGTATCATCAACAACTGCACCAACACAAAACGTATACATTACTATTGACCGTGGTAATCAAGCAAACTCTCAGATTATTTGGTATGAAGCGGCAAAGAATTGGTTGTTATATAACGGAACAACTTCTGATTATGTTGCTACTTATTCAAACATTGCAGCGGTACAAGGCGGTCTCAATACTGCTAACTCAAACATTGCTTACATTTTAGCCGTTCAAGGTGTTCAAAATACTGCAATATCTACCGCAGCATCTAACACAGTTGCTTTACAAGGTGGATTAAACACCGCCAATGCTAATATAGCCTATATTCTTGGCGTAGACTTAGCACAAAATACGGCTATATTATCGGCTTCAGCAAATACCATTGCTTTGCAAGGTGGGTTGAATACTGCTAATGCCAACATAGCATACATTCTTGGTGTCGATATTGGACAAAATACTGCAATTACAAATACAACCACTTTTGCCAACGGTGCTTATAATACTGCTAATAGTGCGTCTGCTAATACGATAGCACTCCAAGGTGGCTTGAATACCGCAAATGCTAATATTGCTTATATTTTGGCAGTTGATGTTGGTCAAAATACGGCCATTACTAATACAACAACATTCGCCAATTCGGCATATAACCAAGCCAATTTGGCATACATTGTGGCAAATAATGCTTACAATTTAGCCAATACAGAATCAAGTTATGTCTTTGCTAATGCAGCTTTCAATACTGCAAATAGTGCTCAAGCAAATACTATTGCTTTACAAGGCGGTCTTAATACTGCAAATGCTAATATTGCTTATATCTTAGGTGTTGACTTAACACAAAATACAGCAATTCAAGTAGCAAATAATACTGCCAATATTGCCAACGCTAGAGCATATTCAACAGTATTAAAAGCTGGCGATACAATGACCGGTTCTTTACAGATTACTGGTTCAACATCAAATGTAGCCGTTATACAAAGTTCATTAACACAAGATATAGCTGCAACTTATAATCATTCTTCAGTTGGTTTTATTACAACGGCAAATACTGACCAATTTTTCCAAGCTGGTATTCAAAACTTTGCCAACACATCAAACTCGTCTATTGACTTCTCCATATATAATAATGCAGGTACCGATTCAAATAATTTCTTAGATGTTGGTATGTTGGGTACCTCATATAATGTGGTATTAAATCAATTTACGGCTGCATATGCTGGCGATGCATATGTTTATACAAATACAGCAAACTTAATTATTGGTACAGACACACCAAATAAATCATTAAAAGTGATGATTGGTGGTTATCTTGCAAATAATATATCTGCAGTATATAATGCAGCCAATACTGCTTCATCATCAAATACAACCGGTACCTTAACTATTACCGGTGGTGTTGGTGTAACAGGTAATGTATACTCAGATAGAATTTATACCAATGGACTATATTACGCTGCTAATGGTAGTCCAATTTCTACTGGTGGTGGTTCAGTAACTCTTAGCGATTCTATTTCATCAAATTCATCCGCCAATGCGGCTACTTCTAATGCTGTTTATATTGCTGTATCAACTGCGTTGGCTTACTCGATTGCGTTAGGATAAAAAATGGCAACAATTACAAACAGAGCAGATTTTACAGATTATTGTAAGCGTAGATTGGGATTTCCCGTCATTGATATCAACGTGGATGACGACCAAGTAGACGACCGTATTGATGATGCTTTGCAATATTGGCAAGATTATCACTTTGATGGTCTACAAAAAGTTTATTGGATTAAACACATTACTCAAGATGATGTTAATAACAAATATCTTGATGCCACATCTGCGGTAGATTCGGCAAATAATACATTAGAAATTGCTGGTGTAACTCGTATATTTCCGCTTTCAGATTCACAAGCAAGCGTTAATATGTTTGACTTGCGTTATCAATTACGCTTAAACGAATTATATGATTTTACTTCTGCCTCATATATTAACTATACATTAACTCAACAACATTTACGTTCATTAGAGATTATGTTTACTGGTGAAGTTCCTATTCGCTTTCAAAGACATATGCAAAGATTGTATATTGATTGGGCATGGGGATATGATGTTAATGTAGGTGATGTGGCAATTTCTGAATGTTATGCACTTATTAATCCAGATACTTTTAATTTGGTATGGAATGACCGTTGGTTAAAAGAATATGCTACTGCCCTCATCAAGCGAAGTTGGGGTGCCAACATGAAGAAGTTTGGTGGCCTACAATTACCTGGTGGTGTAACACTAAATGGTGAAGATACTTATAATGAAGCTGCAGCAGAAATTGAAAGACTTGAAAAAGAAATGGAAATGAATTACGGTGCCCCGTTGGAATTTTTCATGAACTAACATGGCAACTTCTCAATACTTCAACAACTATGCGTCACTCAGCGAACAAAGGTTAATTGAGGACCTAATAACAGAATCCATTAGAATTCAAGGATTTGATTGCTACTACCTACCCAATGATAATGACCAAGCTCGTGATTTATTATTTGGTGAAGATCCAGTTAAAAAGTTTCAATCAGCATTTCAATTAGAAATGTATCTTTCTAATGCTACCGAATATGGTGGCGAAAAAGAATTCTTCTCTAAATTTGGACTTGAAATTAAAAACAATGTTCAAGTAATAGTTTCTAAGCGTGCTTTTACTCAAAGAGTTCCACAAAATACTTTTACCAGACCCCGTGAAGGTGACTTAATTTATATTCCGTTCTTAAATGGTACTGGTGAATTGTTTGAAATTAAATTTACAAATCAAACAAAAGATTTCTTCATGTTAGGCAGAAAAGTTCCATATTTCTATGAGTTAGAGATGGAGAAATTCAAATACTCACAAGAAATTATTTCTACTGGTGTTGCTGCTATTGATTCTGTTGTTACGGATTCTGCTTATACATTGCATCTGAATACAGGTGCAGGAACAGGAACATATGCAATCAACGAAATCGTATACCAATCTTCAGATTCAACATATGCAAACGCTGCTACTGTTGCTGTTGTTCAGTCCTGGATTCCTTCTTCTAACACACTTTCTGTGTCCAATATTGCCGGCCAATTTATTAACAATCAACTCATTATTGGACAATCTAGTAACGCAAGATACACATTGACTACATTTGATCCGTTAAATAATCCGGCTAATAAAGAAAATTATGATAATGCTTATATTCATTCTTCAGCAAATTCTATTATTGATTGGAGTGAAAGTAATCCGTTTGGTAACATTTAAAGTATAAATAAGTATAGGCCACGATATTATCAATATCCGCCTATTCTAACATTATACGAGAATGCCAGCATGAATATTTATTACACTTATGCTTATATAAGAAAAAATGGAACACCATATTATATTGGTAAAGGAAAAGAAAATCGAGCTTGGACTAACCATAAAATACACGGTATAATTACTCCAAAAAATAATAACAGAATAGTTATATTGGAATCCAATTTAACTGAGATTGGCGCTTTGGCTCTAGAAAGAAGAATGATTAAATGGTGGGGACGAAAAGATTTGGGTACCGGTATTTTATATAATAAAACAGAAGGTGGAGAAGGAACTTCAGGATATTCACATACAAAGTTATCAAAAATAATTATGAAAGAATATAAAATTAATAAACCTTTATGTAAAACCCATTGCAATAATATTTCAAAAAGTCTTATTGGTAATACCAGAGCTCTAGGTCATAAACACACAAAAGAAACTTTATTAAAAATTAGTAATTCAAATAAAGGTAAAAAAAGAAGTAAACAAGTAAAACAAAATATAAGCAATTCTTTAATAGGAAAAAATTATATTGATTTACATGGTGAAGAAAAAGCAAAAGAAATTAAAAATAAATTAAGTTTAAGTAAAAAAAATATGCCTCAAAAAACTTGTATACATTGTGGAGTCACAGGAAAAGGCAGTAATATGACCAGATATCATTTTAATAATTGTAAAAAGAAGATATAATGGCTAACACATATTATCCTCGTATCATTCGTAAACTCGTTGTAGGTTTTGGTAACCTATTTGACGATATTACTTTGGTGCGTTACAATCCAGACCAAACAGAAGCGGAACGATTTATTGTTCCTATTGCTTATGCAACTAAAGAAAAGTATGTTCAACGTTTAGAAGGTGATCCTAACTTAGATAAAAAAGTTCAGATGACTTTACCTCGTATGTCATTTGAAATGTCTGGTTTATCATACGATGCTTCTCGTAAACAAAATACCAATATTAAAAACTTTAGTAATGCTTCTGGTACCGTAAAATCTCAATACAATCCTGTTCCTTATAATTTTGATTTTTCTCTTTATGTCTATGTGCGTAATGTGGAAGATGGTACACAAATTATTGAACATATTCTTCCATACTTTACACCAGACTATACTATTAAATTAAACTTAATACCTGAGATGGGTATTATCAAAGAAGTGCCTGTGGTATTAAATAGCACAAGTTATGATGTAGAATATGAAGGCGTTAGAGATTCAGACCCACGATTAATTATTTGGACATTAAACTTTACGGTCAAAGGATTTATCTTTGGTGCTTCAAGTGGTCCTGTTGGATTAATTAAAACATCCATTACTAATATTCTTAATGATATTACTGTTAATGATAATGTTGTTTTAAATACAGCAAACACCGGTGTTGGACAATATCAAGTAGGTGAATTTGTATATCAAGGCTATTCAATGAATACCGCAGTTGCTACAGGTAAAGTAGTTGCTTTCATTAATAATAAATTAACTTTAACAAATATTAATGGTAATTTTGTATCATCTCAACCTATTATTGGCCAAACAACAAATGCCAATTATGCTTTTACTTCTTTCCAAATAGCTCCATTAAATTACTCACAAATTGTTATCACGCCTAATCCAACTAGCGCTAACGCTAATAGTAATTATACATACACAGTCAATGTAGCTGAAACACCGCTGATATCAAACACTTATCCAAAAGTTTAAATTATGTTAATTGGCCAAGGCATTAAGATTGGTAGTGGAATAAACATCACTCCAGATGTAACTTCTGGTATTGTTACTAATGGATTAATTTTAAATCTTGATGCTGGAAATACATCAAGTTATCCCGGTTCTGGCACATCATGGACAGATTTAAGTGGCGCAGGAAATAATTTTTCATTTTCATCTGGTGATTCAACATTTACAAGTGCAGGTAATCAAAGTTATTTTTATTTTGGAAACATTGCAACAGGCGGTAATATATTACCAGCAACAGCATACACTAAAGTAGCAATATTTAAAGTTGCTGGTTCATATGCCAATATTATCTCTGGCGGAAATACAGGAAATGACCATGCGTTTTGGGGTGCCGGCACACAAACGTTACAATCAGGTCACAATGGTGCTTGGAGTACCATACAAGCGGCAGTTACTACTCCACTCAATCAATGGGTATTTGGTGCAGTAAGTTTCAATACATCAACCGGATGGAAATTGTATATTGGAACTCAAACACCAGTTACCAATTCTAGCACAAGCACATTTAGTCCTACTCCAGCAGGCGTAGAAATTGGTGGTTTCCAAGGCAACGCCAATAACATGAACGGTAGTGTGGGTGTTGCTTTGATATATAATAGAGTATTAAGTGATACTGAGATATATCAGATACGCACATACTATTCATCTAGATTTACCAACTTATATTAATATGAATGAATTGAATAAAAATTTATCCGAATTACTTGATGTGACACCGATACCAGAAGAAAAGAAAGAAAGACTTCCTACGGTATCTGCCAGTTATAATAAACCTGATATTGAATCAGACTTAACGGACGCATATCAACAATCTAAAGAGAACCTTCAAGGTATTATTGACCAAGGCCACGAAGCCATGGAGGAGATTCTCAACATCGCCAAAGCAGGACAACACCCAAGAGCATTTGAAGTCTACGGAACACTACTTAAAAATATGGTGGATGCAAACAAGGAACTTCTAAACATCCAAAAACAAATGCGTGAGATGGACAAAAAGAAAGAAGTCAATAACACCACAATTGACAAAGCAATTTTTGTTGGTTCTACTGCTGACCTAGGTAAGTTACTCAAAGATAATGGCAAATAAACAAACCTATCGTGATAATTTATTACTCAAAAGAGTAGGAGTAAAACAAAGTTATACTCAAGAGCAGTTTGATGAGTATGTCAAATGTGCTCAGGATCCTATTTACTTTACCAAATACATTAAAATTATTACACTAGATGAAGGTCTAGTTCCATTTGAAATGTATGACTTTCAGAAGGACATGATAAGTAAATTCCATGAAAATCGTTTTGTTATTGTTAAATGTCCTCGTCAGGTCGGTAAAACTACTACTGCGGTTGCATATCTTCTTTGGACTATTCTTTTTAAAGATTCACAAACGATTGCGGTTCTTGCAAACCGTTCTAAAACTGCCATTGGTATTCTTGGTAAATTACAATTGGCCTATGAGAACCTTCCACAATGGATCCAGCAAGGCGTGGTTGAGTGGAACAAATCTCGTATAGAACTAGAGAACGGATCAGTTATTATTGCGGACTCGACTTCCTCCGCAGCGTCCCGTTCAGGATCTTTTAACATTGTATTCTTAGACGAATTTGCTTTCGTACCATCTAATATTGCCTCAGAGTTTATTACCTCAGTTTATCCTGTGATTACTGCTGGTACTAAAACCAAGATTCTGATGGTGTCTACCCCAAACGGTATGAATCTGTTCTACAAATATTGGAATGATGCGGTCAACAAGCGAAACAACTATGTTCCGTTTGAAATTCATTGGTCACAAGTTCCTGGTCGTGATGAAGATTGGAAAGAAGAAACGATTAAGAACACTTCTGAACATCAATTCAGACAAGAGTTTGAAACGGAATTCTTAGGTTCTACCAATACCCTTATTTCTGGAACAAAACTTCAACAGATGGCATATCAGCAACCTATCGCTGAGCATGAGATGTTGAAGATTTATAAACAACCAATCAAAGGTGATAAACCTCACCTGTATGGTATGTTCGTGGATGTGTCAGAAGGCAAAGGATTAGATTCTTCTACATTCTCGGTGATTGATTTAACTACAATGCCATATGAACAGGTGGCAACTTATAAGAGTTCTTCAGTTTCACCGCTATTGTTTCCAACTTATATTCACGATGCAGC